AGTTAAAAGGCCGTGTTGGGGTTTATTTGGTGGGATTGTGGTTAGTTGGATTGGACGGTGAAGTTTAGAGTTGAGTCGTGGAGGGTGTAGATTCCACTAGCTTTTAATACACTAACCCTAACAGTTATACTAAAAGTACCACTACTAGGAGAAGTTATAATCCTAAAATGAATAGCAGAAGTACCAATTAAAGCATCATTATCTATAGTAACCCCAGTAGGTAAAATGATCTGATAAGCTGGAATACTATTAGCAGCATCTGCATGTATACTATCACCTGTATTTAAGATTAAACTATAAGGAATAGTTTGAAACTTAACAGTACCATTAGAAGTAACTTTACCTTTACCAGTTTCCCAAATAGGTTCAACTAAACCAGTAATACCACCTTGAATAGCTGAATACATACAACCATTACTAATAGTTGGTATATATAATCTATCTCCTTGTATTACTTCTGTAGAGGCAACCCAAACTTCAGGTCTATACACAAGGGTAAATACATTCTTCTCATTAGTATCATGAGTTAAGCTAATAGGACTTCCATTTACACTACTATAAAGCATTTTATACTCCTAGAACTCCTAGCCGAAACTAGGAGTTTATTAAGCTAATAGTTATACTGACGGCCCAATGGTCTGAGTCCAACTAGGAACAGTAACAGTACCACCTGAAGTTAAAGCTTGACTTGTACAAGTAGTAACAATAAAGTCAGTTCCATTATCAATAGCTATCATAACAGCAGTACCAGAAGCAGTTATAGATAAACCTGTCTTTGCAGCCATAGTAGCTAAACGACTATCACCAGTACCAGCAGTGATAGGCTCGTCAGTACCAGCAGTCATAGCACCAGTAGCTAATTTATAAGTAGTAGTTATATCAGATAAGATAGGAGTAGCAGATAAACCAGAGATAACAGTTACACGATTACAAGTTGCTGTAGCAGTAAGACCACCATTAACCATCCCAGCAGATACATATTTTTGAGTTGCCATTTATTACACCACACTTGGATTAATTGCAGAAGAAAGACCAACTGGAGCTAGGATAATATCAGTAGAACTAGGAGTTTCACTAGGAACAATCCCAGCAGTATCTTCCGCCCAACCAGCTTTAATAAAATATAAACCTAATTCCATAGGTTCAGAAGAAACATCACCTTGAGAATAGAATACGTTATCATGTTGAAAACCACCAACTATGGTAACTCGAATTTGAATTATGTCAGACATATTATTTCCTTTATGATTATTCAGATACTACGTTAATTATATCAGGTGTAGAACTAACAGCTACTATACCAGATTGTGTTACATTCATAACTATTATTTCATTCCCTATACTTAACATATAGATAATCTTACCTTCTATAGTTGCAATAAAGATTTCAGGGGGTAAAATTATGCTATCTAATTGTAAAGATTGGACTAAATTACTAACAAATAATATATAATCCTGAATTAAGTTTACATTACTTAAGCTAGATTGTAAATAAATATTACCTAAAGATAAAATGTTAGCTTGTTGTAGATTAACCGAAGTTAATGTTTCAGTTAAAATTATGCTACTTAAGTTTAAATGTGCTTGTTGTATTAAGTTAACTGATCCTAAAATCTCTGATTCAACAATAGAATTAGGGGTTAAAATCTGTTGTTGTGTTAAAACTACAGTAGAAAGTCCTTCTGCTTGAGCTAAACTAGCTAAAATTAAACTATTAGCGGCAGATAAACTAACTGTACTTAAACTTCTACTTTGTATAACTGTTTGTATAGTTAAACTACCTTGTTGTACTAGGGAAACAACTGAAATAGTATCTGCTTCAGCTATATTTAGTACGTTTAAGAAGTTTTGTTGTATTAAACTAGGATTTGTTAAAGTCCTAGCTTCAGTTACGTTATTAGTAGTTAAACTATTACTAGTAGCCAAGATAACAGTAGATAAAGTAGTAGCTTGTGCAATAGAAACTAAACTTAATAGATTTGCCTGAGATAAACTTACTGTATTAAGAGTATTTGCCTGAGATAAACTAGAAAGAGTTAAATTTCCTTGTTGTAATATTACTGGGCTAGCTAAACCTATAGTTTGAGCTAAACTTGCTAAGATAAGTGTACCTTGTTGGGCTAAACTTATAGTAGAAAGGGTATTAGCTTCAGTTATACTAGCAAGAGATAGATTATTTTGCTGTACTAAGTTTACAGTACCAAGTGTATCAGTTTGAGTTATGCTAGCTAGAGCTAATATAGCTTGTGCAGATAGACTAATAGTAGTTAAAGTATTACTTTGAGCTACACTTGTAAGAGATAAAGTATTTTGTTGATTTAAAACAAGAGTACTTAGTGTTATTGCTTCAGCTAAATTAACTAAAACTAGACTATTTTGTTGAGTTAAACTAATAGTTCCAAGTGTCTCAGCTTGGCTAAGATTAGATAAAGCAAGATTAATAGCACTAGAAAGTATAACTGAAGTTAAAGTATTAGCTTGCGTTAAATTACTTAAACTTAAATTAGCTTGACTAGTTAATCCAAGAGTAGAAAGGGTGTTGGTGGCTGACAAGTTAGCAGCCACCAACGATCCTTGCTGAACTAAACTTATAACTCCTAGTGTTTCAGCTAAAGTAACATTATCAAGTGTTAAAGAAGTTGATCCATTAGAAGATATAAGTAAAAGTAAAGACATCTATTATTCCCAGTAAGAATCTATAGAAGCTACCACGGTAATAGCACCTGTAGTAGTAACAGTACCGATATTTCTAGCTAGTATTGCTACAAATTCACCTGGTCTTACTACTACTGGGGTATTAAGTTTTAAAGAAATACCAGCAGGACTTCCCAAAGTACCAGCAGCAGCAGTTACCACATAGTTTTCTAAGCCTATAGCAACTATTCGTGGGGCATGGGTAGTAGTTGCCGTAAAAGTAGCTGTTTCCGTAGTAACCTGAGTTAAAGCAGTCATACCAAACGCTAAGGAATAAGCATAAGTAACAGGGCCACCCGCTAAAATAACTGATACTGCTCCTTGTAGCTGGACACCTGTTATAACTAAGTTTCTACCTGTAATATTTATAGTAGGTGCTGGATTTTGAAAGGAGAATAAAATACCGTCACTTTGTGCAGCTAACGTAGGTAAAATAGCACCAATACCCCCTAAGCCAGTAAAAGAAGCTGCCGTATTAGTTAAAACAACCGCAGTAGGTGCAGTATTATTAGTCCAAAGAGCTGTTTTACCTTGAGTATGACCATTTTGACCTATATAACCTGCTCCACCTTGCAAAGCCATTTGGGTAGCCCAAGGTTTATTAGTCTGTATATCCATCAAACAAACTGTTATATCAGTTACCCGTATAATATTAGTATTAGATACTACACCAGTACAATACTTTTGCATAAATACAGTTGATGCAGCTGACATGAAAGGCTGACCATTAGCAACTGGAATGCTGATTTCACCTAATAAAATATCATTTTTCCAAAACTCAACTTCTGTTTCCCCAATTACAATACAATAATTATAGATACTACCTACAGCGACTGCTGCAATTGTTTCTAGCGTACCTGTTTGGGTGGTTGTACCATTATAGTTGAGTACTCCAATCATACCAGCAGAACTAAGCTGAAGCCAGACTCCATCAGTAGGTGCAACACCAACAGCTATTGGAACACCTAACCCTACTAAAAATACTTCATTAGCTATTAAAGGTGCTACTGATTGACCAAAAGCTACATTAATAGAAATAGGAGCTGTACCAATAAGCGGGAAATACTGATACGATCTCATTGCAGCCCCATGACCCGTAGCTGTACCCTGTACTGCACCAAAACTAAGATAGCCTGAACCACCTTGAGTTGCAGTTAAAGTTGTAGAGAGATAAGACCAGTTTGTAGTATTTTGTGCTACTGCATTAAAAGTATCAGTAAAAAGTACAGTATCCATACCTACTCTTAATCTATAATCTGTTGATGTTTCAGGTGATTTAAGATAAGTAATACCTGTTAACAATCCTTGGTCGTTTTCTGAAAATAACCTAGCCCCACCTATATTAGCTGCATTAGTTGTAGCATTTGTTTCTAGTATAACTTTAAGTTGGTTACTAGCATTAACTTCAGCTTTATTGCCTGTAACGCCACCAACTATATCTACATCCATACTCATAGTATCACCTTAATCTGACCAAACCCAACGAACGATAAAAGAGCCAGACAATTTTTGAATTGTTCTAGCATAAATTGTAAATCCTGTTCCTACTACTATTGTACCACAAGTGAAGTTTGCAAATAAGCCTAAATAAGTATGATCTGCTGCTGTATGATCTGAAGTTGTATCTGAAGCCATAACATAAGCTTCTAAATTGGACGTAGAAACTATACTTGTTTGTCCTGTAACAGCGATAGAAGCTTCATTACTTCCTTGCCCCGTACCAAAATTGATTGTTGCTTGACCTTGACCATTTGCCATTAGTTACTCCAAACTAAACGTATTTTAAATTGACCTGTTAGCTTCTCAGGACTTTGAGCTGTTACTTGTATACCTGTTGTACCTACAGGAGTTGCAGAAATAGCAACAAAACAAGGAAAGTATTTATGGTCATTAGCTGTATGACTACTAGTAGTATCATCTGCACTAACCATAGAGTCAACTTTAGAAGTAGGTAAGATAGAAGTATCAGCGACAAAGGTAATAGCTGTATTACTACCAGTACCAAAATCTAATACTGCTAGTTGTAATGGCATAAATTAACCTTTAGTAAAGAAACCTGATTGAATTGACCATGAGCCTAAACCTGTAAGAATAGCTCCTATTAAATATATAATCCCTTTCTTTGTTAACCTACCTAATTCTCTTTCACTATCTTCTTTAGCTAAATGAACTGCTTTTCTAGCTATCTGTAATACTTGTTCTTCCGTTATATCATGCTTAATATACTTAGGACACTGTGTAAAAAATAAAGCAGCATCTTTCTTTAACTGTATAACTTCTTCGATACTGTCTAGTTGCTCACGCATAAGGTTTTCCAAGTATAATTAACTTTACATTTTTAATAATTTAACTTAATATACCACAAACATTCTAGCTAAACAAGAAGATATAGATGGAAGATAATCAAGAAGTTATAGAAGATAAAAGCTTATTTACCAATTCGTTACAAGACAAATGTATTGATAGTAGACTTAAAAAACTACTAGGAATTAATGACAAATCATGGAACGAATTAAAGACAAAAGGTATTATTCCTATTAGTGGTACTTATCAAGAAATGCTAGTAGCAGTATTTAGACATTATAAAGAAAAGAATGAAGTAGCTTTAGAAAGGGTTAAGCTAAACTCAGAGAAAGAAGATAAAAAAAGAAACTATAGAAATAGTGAATCTGAGTCTGGACTACCTAAAATACAAGAAGCTAGTATCATACAAAAGATTAAGTTAGATAAAGCTAGAGAAGAACAAGTACATATAGCTAACATTAGGGAACGTGGTTCTATCTTAGATAAAGCTAGACTATTTGAACTTATCTCACCTATTGTAAGTAACATTGCTAGTGTTCTAAGAAATGCTGCTGAGAGTGAGCCTAATCTACAACCTACAATAGATAAATGTTTTGTTAGTTTATATAATCTAGGTGATAGATTATGTAGTCAAGCTGATTTAGATAGCGAAAGGTATGTTAAATCTATGTTAGAAATGGAAATTGATCTTGATGAAATAGTAGCAGAAGCAGAGTTAATGTTATGAGTTATAAAAGAACTTTAGAAAATATATCTGAAAGAAGTTTCTTCGGTCAACTATTAACTTTATTTAAACCGCCAATACGGATATCAACGGTAGAATGGGCTAAGAAGTATCGTGTTATGTCTTCTACTGAAACTTCAGTAGGTGTAGGTACTTTTGATCCTAATATAACTCCTTATATGGAATATGTCTATGACTGCTTAGATAATCCTAGTATTCCAGATATAACTTCGATGAAGTCGGCACAAATAGGTTGGAGTGAAGTTACCTTTAACTGGTTAGGTAGTTCTATTCATGTTAAACCTTCTAACATGCTATTAGCCTTTCCAATTAAAACTGCTGCTGCTTTATTTGCTAAAGATAGATGGAAACCTTTTATACAGAATACTCCGATTTTACAAACTCTTATTAACGTAGGTGTTGCTAAGAATAAAGAGAGTGCTTTCTACTATATGTTTCCTAATGGTAGCTTAATTGTTGATACTGCTGGTTCTATTGCTACACAAAAGAGTAAAGCTTATCCTAAGATGCTCTTTGAAGAACCAGATGATATGAAAGATAATATAGCTGGTCAGGGAGATACCTTTAGTAACTTTAGAGAAAGACAGAAGACTATCCCAGATAAGATGCGGAAGTTTATCTTTGGTGGAACTCCTACTAATAAAGATTTTAGTCGGGTAGAGAAAGCATTTAAGCAAAGTAACCAACTTGTATTTAAGGCTGAGTGCCATGAATGTAAAGAACTCGTAGCTATGGATGGTACAGGTTTTAGTAACTTATACTATGATGAGTTCCCAGATAGACTTATAGATGAAATCTATGGGAAGAATGATCCTAAGAGTGCTTACTATCTTTGTCCATTCTGCCAAGCTAATTGGACTTTCGATCAAAAGAATATAAATATAGTTAATGGTAAGAAGCATGGATTTATAGATCATACTGGTAACTTCTCTAAAGGTTGGCACGCTAATAAACCTAAGATAACTGATATTTTCGGTTTTGGTTTTAGTGAACTTATGAGTCCATTTTATTCTAGTAGTTTTGCTAACTTGGCTAAGGCTAAGATTCTAGCTGATCTTGATTGTGCTATGGGTAATGAAGCTAGTTTAAAAAGTTTCCATAATAATAAGATGGGTTTACCTTATGCAAGTGGATTCTCTAGCTTAGAAACAGAAGAAATGGTACAGCTTAGGAGTAATTATCCTGAAGGTATCGCTCCAATGGAAGGTTTAGTTCCTTTTATTGGGATTGACGTACAGCATAATAGGTTCGCAATAGTTACGCTTGTTGCTGGTAGAAATGGTTGTACTTGGTTAGTTAAGTGGGAAGAAATCTTTGGTAATGTATTTAATTGGGAAGACCCAGTTTGGGATAAATTAACTAATATTATACTTGATGGTATACCTCATGTTAGTGGTAAACAATTATCTATTGAAGCTACAAGTATAGATTCCGGTGATGGACAAACAGTAGAACTTGTCTATCGTTGGGTTAAGATGATGAATGATGAACACGGTAAAACGGTTCTAGCTACGAAGGGTACAAGAGAATTAAAATATTCTGTTGATGAAATTTATAGAGAACCTAGAGATACAGAGGTAGTTAATGCGTTACAACATAGAAGAACTATGGCTGAAACTATGGGTATTCCTGTATACCCCTTGGGAGCGCACCGTTGTCACGACGAAATCTTACGAAGAGTTATACTTAATAAAAATCCAGACAATAAACATGATGTATTCTATTTTAATGAAACTAACTATGGAAATTTCGAAGAACAAATGACAAGTTGTAGAAAACTTATTGATGTTACTTCTAATAGTCAGAAAGAAATATATAAACTTATCACGGGTAAAAGAAAAGAAGCTATTGATGCTTGTAAAAATGCTTTTCATGCTATGTATTTTAGACGTATTAGAGAATTTACTAATGCACATTGGGAAGCTATCGAAACTTGGTTGGAAGAAAAATGAAAGATAGAATAGAGTTCATACAAAAATATAATAAACCTGTTCTATTTGCTCAGAAGAATTTAGCTGGGTTTTGGTATATAGGCTATAACTATACTATTAATGTTTATAATGGTTCTACTTGTACCTTAGAACAAGCTAACAAACTTCTATTTAAGCAAGTTCAAGTTATAAATAACCAATTAGTTAATCTCTTTGGTGTAAGTTATCCTAAGTTAAAGAAGAAACAGCTAATAGCTTTAACAAGTTTAATCTTTACTATAGGTATAGATAAGTTTGTTCAGTCTAATATACCTAGATTAGTTAAGGAAGGTGAACTTGTTGAAGCCAGAAAACAGTTTGCTAAATATGCTGAATTAGGTATACTTAGCAGAAGAATTAAAGAAGAAATTGAACTTTTCTAAGGAATTAAAATGAATTTAACTTTAGCACAAGCACAAGCTGAGTTACTAACAGTTAATGCTGCTTTATCTGCTATTTATATAGGTACAAGAAGAAAGAGAGTAGAGATAGGAAGTCATGCTTTTAAGAGAGTATATGATTTTGTTGATCCTCAAGATATGCTAAAAGTCTTAAGAATGGAAAGATTTAACCTAACTGAATATATAAATACTCTAACACAAACAGCACAAGTCTTTAGAGCTAATACTAATATTCCTATGACAGTACAAAGGTTCTAATATGATAGATGCAAATACAGGTGTAGATACAAATTTTGATCCTTATGGTACTTTAATGTATCAACCAGCATTTAATGCTGCTAGTACTGATTATAAAAATGCACATAGAGAATCTTTAACTGCTGATGCAGATTTACTTGCTCTCTCAGAACTTAGATTTATTTCTTCCCGTTGTCGCCATATGGTTAGAAATAATCCTGTTGCTAGTGCAGCTAGAGATAAGTTTGTTACTTCTCATGGAGCTATTAAGATTCAGTGGAAAACTAAAAATGGTTTATCACATCCACTAATGCAAGAACTTTGGGATGAACATTATGCTAATCCTTGTTTAGATGGTAAAGGTAATGGGGATACTTTACAAGCTACTTGGCTTGGAGATCGTTTTGAATCTGGGGAAGCTTTTGCTAGATTCATCATAAGGAAAAAAGGTAATACTGCTAGAATACCTTTAAAGATACAAAGTATAGAAGCAGAATATCTTGATTCAAGTTATATGGGAGTTGGCTTAGACCAAGTTTTCCCTTATGGTAGAACTCGTTATGGTATTACTTTTGATAAAGATACTTTAAATATACCTGAGTTCTATAACTTCTTTCAAGAAAGATACTTTGGTATTGCTTCTACTATTAGTACACAAATAAGAATACCAGTTCCAGCTCAAGATATAGTTCATATTTTTGAACGTAAGAGAAGTAATCAATGGAGAGGTATACCTTTACTTGCATCTTCACTACTTGCACTTTATGAAATAGATGATCTTTGTACTGCTACTGTACAAACTCAAACTTCTGCTTCTGCTATTGCATGGGTAGTAGAAAGAGCTTTAGGTGGGATAGCTGATTTATCTACTGGTACTGCTAGTACTAGAGGTAAAAATTTCATTGGTGATGCTAATAAACAACTACATTTTAAAGCTACAGGTGGAAGTGTACAATATACAAATCCTGGAGAAAAGATACAATTAATTCAAAGTAGGGATATTGGCCCGAACTTAGTTTCACTTTTAAAAGAAGAATACCAGAAGATAGCTTCGGCTATTAATATCCCCTACTATCAGATAAGTGGTGATACAAGTGGAATGGACTTCTCTTCTATCCGTGCTATTCTTACCAGTTTTAGGAATAGGATTGAGTTTATTTACAATATCGTTACTATACCTGATGCCTTAGCTCCTTGGTCTAATAGATTCAAAGAGATAGCATTAGCATTAGGCTATCCAGTAGAAGATGCTTTTCAAACTTACCAATATCCTAGATGGTATGGTGTTGATGATCTTAAAGATGCTCAAGCCGATCTATTAGAAGTTATGTCTGGTTTTACTCCTATCTCTGCTATCTGGAGTGAAAGAGGTTATACTCAAGAAGAGATAACACAAAGTAAAGTTATGTTAGATGATATGGGTTTTGGTTTCTTATTTGCTCCACCAGCAAATCCAGCTCAGAATAATGGTAAACCTTCTAGCGCAACTACAGGTAGTTAAGATAATGTTTGTGTTTATCTTTAAGGTTTGTTACACTAAGTTTACTAAAAAATAGACTGTCCAGGAATTTACATGGATTTATCACATTTAAGCAAAGACGAGTTAGCTCATTACTTAAAAACTAATAAGTCAACTCTTATTGCTGCTAAGAAAGCAGACATAAAATATACTTCTAGTATAATCAATAAACCACATGTTATTGCTAAGAGAGAAGTAAGAGAAGTTAAAGAAGAGGCAACCAAGGATTCTAATACCCCTACTGATCCTTTACCTGTTGTATCTTCTACTACTCTTGATGTAAAAGTTGTCTGTAATGCCGCTTGGTTTTGTGATTTACACATGGATGTTATTACTGATACAGCCTATGATAGTTCGGTAGCTGCTAATGCAATTAACTTAACTATCCCCCATATAGCTGACCATAAGCAAACTTCAACCTCTCATGTCGGTGATGTAACTGCTTTCTATACTGAAGTTATGCCCTTAAAGGATTTAGGTTTAGATCAAGTAGGTTCTACTACTGCTTTAGTTATGGAAACTACTATTAGACAAGACTATAATGCCGATGTATTTAAGTTCTATCAAAATGGTAAAATAGATCAACATAGCATAGGTTTACGTTATAATGGTTTAGATATAGCTATTAATAATGCTACAGAAGATTATGCAGAAGAGAAAGCGTTATGGGATCAATATTATCCTAATGTTATAAATAAAGATTTAGTTGATTCAAGAGGCTATTTCTATGTTATAAATGATATGACAGTTGTTGAGAACTCTTGTGTTCTCTTTGGTGCTAATAGTTTAACTCCTACTTTATCTATTAAATCAGATCAAGTAGTGTTAGAAGTAAAAGAGGAAGTTTTACTTCCTAAAGAAGTTGTACAAGAAGAAGTTTTAAATTTATCCACAAAACCCATAGGTATTATAATGACAACTGAAGAGAAATATATTGCTCTTATGGCTGAACATGACACTTTAAAAGCATCGGTAGCTCTTGATGTTGGTAAAGCTATTCAGACAGAAAGACAAAGATGTGT